TCTGGCTGTACTTACTAATCTCCTCCAAGTCCTCGTTGGTGAGGTTGGGGTCAATCTTTATGAGCTCCGTGATAGGGAGCGTCTTAATTTCTCCCCAGTAGAAGCAGTCCTTGAAATATGGGTCTTCAGTGTAGCTGTATACCACATTGGCGGGGTCGACATACGAGACCTGAACGCCGGCTCCGGGCAAGAACTCGTGCTTAGATACCCCGATGCCCAATACGGTAAGGTCGTAATCTAAACGCTTGCGCAAGTCGGTATAGTGGTTCTCTTCAAGGATGGTGTTGATGGCCTCCTCCTCGGCAATCTCAATAGCAGGCTTGTAGTTAAGCTGCATATAGACCTTAAGTTCCTCGTCGCTGTTAGGCAACTCGTCGGGGTCCATCATAAACGGATTGACCTCAGAGTTCTGTTGTATAATCTCCAGAACCGGCTTGGCTACCATCTGCCCCTCGACCATGTCTTGGTACTTGCTGCGCTTAGACTGGGACAGCGCGTCTTGGGCGTATGCCTTGACTTTAAAGACCCTCTCGGACATGCCGTTGACGACGATGTCTACGAACTTAGGAAGGATAGGGACCGGCGTCCAATCCAGATTCAAATACGAGAGGTCGCCGTCGACAGCAAGCTCGTTCTTGTACTTGGCGATACTCTGCTCACCACGAGCATACAGACGCAAGCGGTTAAACTCTCGCCATTGGTCATAAAACCGGCACTGGTTGCCATCTTTTTTAAACCACTCGTATTGAATGGCTTGACCAATCATTAGGCCATACTCATCCGAGGCTTTCTCTTTGTCAGAAACGAACTGACTCGGAAACCCTGCGGAAGAAATGTTGATTTTGACATCCTTCATTTATCTGTTGAGTTCGCTCCTGAAACCCTTATTGGTATACCTAGGCAAGGTAATGCTTATTGAACTCTTCTTCTGTTGAGGCGTATACAGGTCCTTTTGGTTCGCCATAACAGCGAGACCGCTGCTAATAGTAGCGTCAAAAGCAGTCCTGTTGCTGATATCAAAGCGGGCCCAGTCCTCGAGGGTACGAACGAAAGGCATCTCACCCATCTCACCGTTCTCACGGAAGGTTCCATCCATGTCTATGCCTACGTGCTTCTCTATGTAACTCTCGATAGCTGCGGCATGGGCCTGCTTAACATCCTCAGAACTGTTGGGGATACCGCCGAGCTCCCGCTCGGTCTTAGAGAGCTTGTTAAGATGCTTGTCGGGGCGATTCATACAGAAGCCACGGTACCCCCGGTTCTTAAAGTGGTACAATAGCCTTGGCTTATTATTCTCAATAAGGATAGGCATCCCATAAAACACGCATGCCATGAGCACCTCCTCGAAAAATATCTCTGCCGTCTGTGGTCTGGCGACATACTCCAAAAAGAACTGGTTGGTGGGAGCGTCATCCATGTGAAACTTGGTCATTCCATGGAGAGCACCGTTAGAACCGCCGCCACCCACAGTACCACTAATGTCGTAGGAGTCACATCCAAAAGAACCAAGGTGCTCATTGGCAGGGAATTTCACACCACGCTTGTCTATCCATCGGTTCTGTAATCCCGTCTTAGGGAACCAAGAGATATTGAAACGACCGCGCTTGTCGGGACGGAATATTACTTTGCTGTCTTTGATTCCGTTCTCCCAACTGAAAGACCCCCGCGTGAGGTAGTGCTCCTTGACTAGGCTGTCGGCATAGTCTATCTGCTGGTAGATTTTAGTGAGGTTAAAAAGGCTCTGCTTGCTCTCGTCACGGAAGGCATGGGACTCCGTGCGTGGGAACTGACGGTAGAATTCGTTGAGCGCATCGGGGTCGCTCTTTAAGCTCTCGACCTCCGCCTGCCAATAGTCTACAGCACCCCCGCGAATCATCTCACCATCGACGCCCTTTACAGGCTTCTCTTGAGCATGGAAGACGGGGTGCCCGTACTGGTCTATGAAACCCTCCATGTTGTATTCCATAGGTATGAATAGGGAATACATACCGCTCTTGGTCTGCCCATTGGCATTACGCATAGCGGGGTCAGAGTCCTCGTACAGCTTCTTGAAGTTGGAACCTCCCTTAGCCAATGCGTTCGAGGTGGAACCCATCAAGCACTTTCCAATAATCTTACTTCCCAAACGCAAGCACGTCTTGGTGACGCGCCAGTTGTTGAGGATGTTGTTGGGCTTAATCCACTTCCCACTTTCGTCATGTACCAGCAGGAGAAGTTTCTCTCCGTCGTAGGAGTTATCGTCGGTGTTCTTCCAGTCTATAGTTGTGTCGAGGCCGAGAATCTCTTCCGCCTCGATATCGTACATATTCTTCTTCGTAATCTTAGACGCCGGAACACGGAAAGCCAGCTCCGTCTTAGGCTTATCCATACCGTCTTGTATAGGCTTGAAGAAAAACGGAAGTCGGTTAGCAATGGGCACCACCTTATCCGTGAACATCTTCTTTGCATCCGAACCTGTCTTCGAGAGTATCCCAACCCGTGAGTCTTTAGCCAGCGTACCCGTATTGACACACTCCGAAGAACCCATGAACGAGAACCCCGAACGGCGAATCTTAAGGTAAGCCATACCGAAGCTGCGGGAGTCGGCACGACACGCCTCCCAGAAGATAAAGAATATCCTATTCGCCTCACGGAAGTCAGGGTAGCCCACATCGATACTTGTCCACTGCAAATACATGTAGTGGGAACCAGTCATATAGGTAGGGACACCATTGTTAATGAACCAATGACCGTCCTCGCGGCGGTCGAATTCCGCTTCGATATAGTCCACCCAGTTCGCCTTAAAGGCGTTGTGCATATCGTTCCACTGGAAGATGTTCTGTATGCGGCTTAACGACTTAGGTAGCTCCTCGCGTACCCATCGGTTTTTCCCCTGTGGCAAGTCTTTGGGAGTGGGAGGAAGGGCGATACACAGCCCGTTGATATTGATGACCTCACCTATCCGCCCCGACTTAGAGATGACGACCATGTCGTACTTCTCGTTATAGCCGTAGTGCCACGTCTTAGCACGGTTCTTACTGGCAACGACCCCCTTGGATACGTGCCCCACCACAGTGGTGTATAGACTATCTAGACCTTCGCTCTGCAAAACCCACTTTACTATCAGTCCTGTTTGGAGTCTCCGCTAAAGCCTCTTCCTCGGAATCGATGCGACTCAAAATCTCTAGCGCGTCGAAGATGGCGAGCTTCTTGGTAGCCGCCGCATTCTTTAGCCTGTCCGCTGCGAGGTCGTCGTCTTCGCCCGGCTTAAGGATATCCTCTTGAGCCACCTTGATGAGCTCTTCAACAGCGATGCGCCCCGCAGCGATGATGCGCTCCTTTAGCTTCTTTGAATCTTGCATGTTATCTGGTGGTCAAACATCCTATACAACTTCTCTCCGTCAACTTGAAACTCGTACTCGCTCTCCGGACGAAACGTAACCTCATCGCCAGCCTCTACGCCCTGAGACAAAAGATAGTCATTAGGATATCTCATAACACCCATCAATGGCTCCTCCGTAAGAGGCTTGAATATTGTTGAGTCTTTAGGGGGTATCGGTTCAACAAAGCAATACCTCCCTTGGGTTTGCCACGCGCTCGTTGACGAGCGGAACATGTAGAACTGGTCGAAATCGACAAGGAAGAGGTCGTCCTTCAAAAAGCTGCGCCCGCTTTGGCGCCTGCCCTGCATGTCATTGTAGTACTTGAAGACGTTGTGATGGACCAGTAGGGTATCCCCAACAGATATAGGTCCGTCATACCCCACCGGTAGGGCCACAACCACGCCCTCACGGTTAGCGAAGCGGTGGTCTTCCTCGCTCGTACTTACGATGAGGTCGCCCTTAGTGTTGTTGTATCTCTTTCCCTTGACTATAAACTGATTGACGGCTCTCAAAAGTTGATATTGTATTCTATTGAAATGGGCATGGTTCCATTGAACTCTTTCCATAGGATGACCACCTCTCCCTTCTCAATGTATATGACGATACTGCCCGTATCCTCATTGTATTTAATTAAGTGTACGAAGTGGGAGTTGCCTAGTACAGCTTGTCCCACCACGTAGCACATTGAGTCCTTGTAGTCAGGACCGATGCAAACCTTGCGGATGTCTCTCACAGCGTTACAATGCGGTACATTACCTGCATATAGCAGTTGCTGTTCCCGTTTGTTGTAGCAGGAGGGTTGTCCGTATAGAGAGCAAGAGCCGTGTTCTCGGACAGCCTAGCGTTGTCTACGGTTTGCTGGTTGAGACAAAAGTATCCCGGTCCATTAGCATTAATAGACCCTGCGTTAATCGTAAACTGCCCCTCTTCAGAAACACCGGTGTAGGTGCCCAACTTAATTGGGTCAGGAAAGTCATACTGAACGCTATTGAACTGCAACCGCAGTGCCGCAGAAATAACCTGAATACTCCTCAACAACCCCGGAGCCGCAACAATCTGTACGGGGGTAGTGTCGAGGTTGAGCATTTGAGCTGGCGTCAATTCCACCTGAACTTTAAACACAAGGTCTTCCCAACTAGGGCTAATGCCTCCGTTAGATACCAGTGTTTGACCTTCAAATCCATTGCTTCCTCCTGTAGTAAAAGTTCCAGAAGATAAAATAATACCACCCGAAGACTGGATGATATTACCCGCAAT